CACCCTCTACGTTTACAGACCCTTTATAGTCTGGAAACTTAGCATCGTCTTTTCTGTCGTTCTTAAAGAGCGAACCCCTATTAGTATTATCGTATTCCATATTTATCCTTTAGCGTTCTTTAACGCACTTCTTACTTTACTAGGAAGCAAAGTCCATAGAGCAACTTTTTGTTCGCTGTCTAAGTTCTCTGCTTCCAACTTAACCCAAGCTGCCTTGGGGTCACCTTGCTCACAGGTAGCAATTAAATCAACTGCTAACTCTTTGAGATAGTTTTGCTCATCCTCTGGGATGGAATCCATTGCACCCTGAGTAGGTGTGATGATAATCTTTTCTTCCTTAATAGGCGCAGAGGAATCCAGAGCGTCATGCTCTACGATTTCCATTGCTGTAACCCACAGATAGCGTCTGGTGTATGTCTCGACTGCACCAAGGTTCTGGATAGGATGGCAACCCTTTAAATTAGCTTCTGCCATTGGTGATGTAATCACTAGGCTAGTGCCATCGTCTGTGTCTGTGATGGTCAGACTGGCTATCTCAGAATCGTAGGACACTACGCCACATAAACCAACTTCATTAAAAATTTGGTTAATCGTGGGAATAAAGTCACCAAGTTCAAAGTAACTGTAACCAGCAAACTTATTGTGACCTGACTTCTTTAAGGGTGCGTTTTGCAAAATGATTCTTGCTTGCATTAACTTCTTGTGTACCATTTTAATTTCCTTCAATTCGTTGAACTTGTTTTGCAATTAGCCATTTGTCACCTAACTGGCGTACTGACTTCACCCATTGCTTTTGGTAGCTTCTAATGACCTGTGGAGGGGCATCGTAGGTGCTAAATATCTTACGGACATGGATTAAGAATCGTGTGTTCATTAGCCTCTCCAAGCCAGCATTACACCGATACCGCCAAAGATAACGATGGCTAACACATACTCAACTAGCGTCTGAATAATCTTACTTTTCATCTTGATTTCCTTAAAAATACCCACTTACGTTTTGTTGTGGGCTGACGTGAGTATAGCAAACTAAACAGACTATTGTCTAGGTGCTTTCCCTAAGTCAACATTTTGTTAATTTTGCTATACTATGGAATGGACAAACAAACTGCTATCACACTTGCTGGCTCACAGAGTGAGCTTGCTCGTATCCTTGGCATAACTAGGGCTGCTGTCTTTCATTGGAAGACAATCCCTAAACTACGCATTTATCAACTAAAAGAACTCAGACCAGAGTGGTTCAAATGATTTACAAGTACCTTAATGAAAAGTCTGTGATGTTGCTACACCTTGGCTTTGCTGTTGAGCATAGTAGCTTTGAAGGCTCAATCTACCATCTTCTGTGCTATCACATTCACAAGGATAAAGCCTCTAAGATTTACTTTTCTATGACCCATAAAGACAGAGAAACACTCCACACACTAATGATTCTATGACCCAAGAAGCTATCATCAGAACCCTCCAGAACGGCTCTCTAACGTCTTACGACATGGAGAACTTAACTGGCATCCCGAGGACTTCCCTTGTCGCTGCTTGCAAGAAGCTAATTCGTAAGAAGCAACTTACGGCTGAAAAGATTAAGATGGGCAGGTCTTGGGTACAAAAATACACCTTAGAACCCCACATGATTGAGGCTACCAAGGCTGCCAATGATGAGCCTTATGACAAGCTAAACCCCTTTGACATTCGTAATGCACAGGGCATCTTTACCAAGTCTGAGTATGCCGTGATGAACAATCAGGCTAGAAACTTCTACAAGGGCAATCCTAATTTCACTAAAGAGATTACCAATAATCAATTTATCTGATACAATTTTTACACGCGGCTAGGGTAGCTCCCGAAAAGATGATTCTTCACCATCCTGCCAACAGCGTGTCTTGTGAAGCAAACCTATGAAGTAAGGTAAAAAATGGCTACTCTTAGTCTTAAAAAGCCTCATCCAAAAGTGATGATTGGCGAAACTCCACTCCAAAACTTGCATGGCAAATACGCTGTAATGCGTCAAAGCCGCCACACAAAAAGTATGCGGTTTACTTGCATACATGATTCCATCGAGAAGGCTCAGGAAGAGGCTAATAGGCTGTCTAAACAAGCAGAAGACAAACGCTTTTTGGTTCTTGAGGTTGTAGGCTCTTCAGATTGGAAGGTGTGACATGGCTGGAGATTGGATAAAACTTCAAAAAGATACTCCAGACAAACCAGAAGTTCTTGCAATAGCTGCAAGGATGAATTTAGACCCTGATGCAGTAGTTGGAAAACTAGTTCGCATTTGGTCATGGTTTGACACTCACACAATTGATGGTAACGCAAACAGCGTGACATTTGCGTTACTAGATAGATTGGCTGGAGTTACAGGGTTTGCTGAACAAATGACTTTTGTTGGTTGGCTTGACCAAAAAGGACACTTACTTACCCTGCCAAACTTTGAGTATCACAATGGTGAAACAGCCAAAAAGAGGGCTTTAGGTAAAAATAGGCAAGAAAAACGCAGAAGTAACGATGAAAGTAACGCAAATAGTAACGCATCAAGCGTGACAAAAGCGTTACCAGAGAAGAGAAGAGAAGAGAAGAGTATAGAAATACAAAGAGAGAAAGCAACTAGCGTTGCAACACCTAGCGGTGTTTCTGATTCTGTTTGGCAGGAATTTAAAACTTTAAGGAAAGCCAAGAAAGCCCCGATAACCCAAAGAGCCATTGATGCCATAACTATCGAAGCAAACAAAGCTGGTTGGACACTTGAGAAAGCCTTGGAGGAATGTGTTGTTCGTGGTTGGCAAGCATTTAAATCTGATTGGGTTGTTAAACCAAACCCTGCTGACAACATAAGGCTCACAGTTGCACCATCTAATGAGCCTGACCCTGCTTTACTGAAAATAAAGCAAGATGAAAAAATAACTCGTCCTCCAACTCCAGAAGAACGAGCAATTCTTAGTGCTTACAGGAGAAAAGCATGAACTTTGAATGGCCTACAAATGACTCCAGCAGAATTGGAACACTTCAGAAACTGCGAAGCACAAGAGTGGCTCAGACGCTACCAAATCAAGAAGTCGATGATTGGCTCAAGCAAAGCGTTGCTCTGGTGGCAGGGTGTGTGCGTGGACTTGGAACGAATCAGAGGAAAGTCAGATACTTTGCTTTTGAGGGACAGAATGAACAAGTTAAGGAATAACAAATGACATTCATGGTGACTTTTAAAGTTGAAGGTAATCCTGTTGGCAAACAAAGAGCAAGGTATGCCAAGCGTGGCAACTTTGTCCAAGCCTACACCCCTGAGAAAACCAGAAGCTATGAAACGCTTATCAAGGAGTCTGCCAAACAAGCAATGGGAAGTTCCGAGCCACTAGAAACACCTGTATCGCTTTATCTGTACATCAGAGTACCTATTCCTAAGTCATGCACTAAAAAACGCTTGGAGGCTATCCAAAATGGCTCAGAGAAGCCAATTAAGAAGCCAGATGCGTCCAATATCTTGAAAAGCATAGAAGATGGGATGAATTCCGTGGTTTACAAGGATGATTCGCAGATAGTCAACTTTCATGTAACCAAGGTTTATTCAACTCAAGCAGGTGTAGATATTTGCGTTAGGGAGTGTCTAGAATGAAAGCACCTTACAAAGCCATTGAATACATCATAGAAAACGCACCCAAGTTTGCCGAGGCTAAAGCACAGAGGATATATCTCGAAGAATTCCGCAAAACAAAAAAGGCTCTGCTGATGAAGGAAGCGTTAGCCAGAGGGATAGATTCTGCGGTTGCCCAAGAGCGTGAAGCCTATGCTCACATTGAGTATGCTGACCTACTTAGGGGTTTGATGGTGGCAATCGAAAAGGAAGAAACCATAAAGTGGATGCTAACTGCTGCCCAGATGAAAGCTGACATTTGGAGAAGTGAGCAAGCAAGTGAGCGTCTTGGCGTAAAAACTACGGAGTAGGTATAAACACCTAGTAGATATTGTGTTTAGTTTGCTATACTTCAGTCAGCCCAAGCAATTCGCAAGGGTACTTTTAAGGAATACAAAATGCAATACGAATTTGACACAACAATTGGTGAAGGCTCTGTAATCGTTACTGTTGTTATGACATACGAGCGTGACGAAGATGGCACTTACAACGAGAACATTGAAGATGTGATTTACGAAAAGGTGTCTCTGATGGGTATCTTTACTGACGTACAGTTTAAAGAATTAGAGATGGAAGGCACAATGAGACTGACCAGCCATTTACTCGCAGAAGCTGACCATGCCAAGATTATTGCTTACGAACATGAGTAAGGCTTGGAAGTTAATTCTTGTAGGGCTGACTGCTTTCTGGGCAGCAGTCCTTGTTTTATTAAGGTTTTGGTATGACTAGAGAAGATGTTATTCGCATAGCACAAGAGGCGGGGCTAGACATTGATGCTTGGGAGCCGTTGTATGAAGGGGGCTTAACAGGTTTTGGTGTGTACGAATGCACGCATGAGGAGCTTGAACGCTTTGCTGCCCTTGTCGCTTCTGCCGAGCGTGAGGCGTGTGCAAAGGTGTGTGATGCTTTTGCACAAAAAGCACTTGAGGCACAAAAAATAAAAGATGGCGATGATTTGGCGGATATTTTTTTACGTCATCATGCGTCTGCACATTTTCAAGATGCTGCCGCCATCCGAGCAAGGGGACAAGCATGACTGAACTGAATATTTTTGAGAGAGCAATGGGCTGGCGCAAGCGTCAGATGGTTACAACTCAAGTCGGAAGAAACGAAATAATTAAAAAAATCAGGAATGATACTCTTGAGGAAGTAGCCAAAGAGTTTGACAAAATGAAAGCATTTGGTAATACGTCACAAAGTTTTGCTACTTTTGTTCGTGATATGAAGCATGAATAACAGACCCAATAATAGGGAAAGACTCCACTTAGCAAAGATTAAAGAAATGCCTTGTGGTGTCTGTAATGCTTCTGGCCCAAGCGATGCACACCATATTGTCCAGCATAACCAATACTTATGTATTCCTTTGTGTAAGGATTGTCACCAAGGCCCACATAACGGCATACACGGGTCAGCTAGGATGTGGTCTGTGATGAAGTTAAATGAGATGGATGTTTTAAATCTAACCCTTGCAAAACTTTTCAGATAGCGCACAATGAAAGAACTCAGTTGCCATTGAGACTTTAGAGAGATTTGCGTCTCTCTTTTTTTTGTGAGAAAATAGCACAAACTCCGTAGGGATAGCCATGAGTGGATTACTAGAACCATCCGTAAAAATTGAGATTGAGATACAAAGCCAAGAGAAAAAGGACGAAGCGTGTCCAGTTGCCACAGGTGATGTAGAAGTCAATCTTGAGTGCCGACAGAAAGCTATTGACAAGGCTAACTATGGCCCAATGAATCCCAATGAGCCAAACATGGACTATTGGCGTGACATTTCTAAGGCTTGGAGAATCTCTCCTGCACAGGCTAAAAAGTCTCGTTGCGGAAACTGCGCTGCCTTTATCCAAACCCCTAAGATGCTTGCTTGCATTGAATCAGGCTTGGAAACGGACAGCGATATGGACGCTTGGGAAGTCATTGATGCTGGCGGCTTAGGCTATTGCGAAGTATTTGACTTTAAGTGTGCTTCCAAGAGGACTTGTGAGGCATGGATTAGTGGTGGGCCAATAACCGAGGAAGAAAATCATGGGAACGACAAATCAGCAAGCGCTGGAGATGATGCAGAAACTTATGCAGAAGAAGACTAAGCCCATGCCTGTCAGGGGTGAGCGTACTGCAAAGAACAAAGCAAAGAAGCCTAAGAAATGAAAATGACAAAAGCTGGTCAGAAAAAAGTTGGCAAAGTGATGGGTGAGTACAAAGAAGGTACTCTGCACTCTGGCAAAGGTGGTAAGGTGGTAAAAAGCCGTGACCAAGCCATTGCTATTGCTATGGCAGAAGCTGCTAAAAAAATGGGTAAAATGAAATAACTAAATCTACTTGTTGTGAGTAGATACTAACTTGACCAACCCTAGAGGAGTCAAACCAAAATGAATAAATTAGACGCTGGAAAACCAGAAAACTTGACCAATAGGGGTCGAGGAAGGCCAAAAGGCGCAACTAATAAGTCAACAGTTATTGTCAGAGAGGTCATAGCTTCATTTGCTGATGAGAACGCACATAAGTTGCAACAATGGTTAGATGATGTAGCTGAAGGCATAGGCGGTAACAGACCAGACCCTGCTAAAGCTGCTGATTTATATCTTAGGGCTATTGAGTACCATATTCCTAAGTTAGCCAGAACAGAGGTATCTGGCAACCCTAATCAACCACTTCAGCACGTTGTTACATGGGCGAAGTAATCGAAATTCCCTATAAGCCAAGGGAACACCAACTAAGAGTTCACGAGTTACTGGATGGCAAACGCTTTGCAGTAGTAGTGGCACATCGTAGATTCGGTAAGACTGTAGCTGCGCTTAACCACTTAATCCGTGAGGCGGTGCTAAACGAGAAAGAAACACCCAGATACGCTTATATTGCGCCTACCTATGGACAGGCTAAGAGGGTAGCTTGGGACTATCTCGTTAAATACACTACTCCGCTAGGCGGTACTAACAACATCTCAGAGTTGCGAGTTGACTTCTGGGGTAGGCGTATTCAACTGTATGGTTCAGACAATCCTGATTCCCTGCGAGGTCAATTCTTTGATGGGGTAATTATTGATGAGGTGGGTGACCAGAATCCTAAGATATGGACAGATATTGTTAGACCTGCTCTGACAGACAGAAAAGGCTGGTGTCTATTCATTGGTACACCCAAAGGACATAACCACTTCAAAGAACTAAGAGACAGGGCAGAGAAAGAAGAAGGTTGGGGTCTGCTTGAGTTTAAAGCCTCTGAGACAGGGGTAGTAGATGATGTAGAACTAAAGCAAGCCAAGAATGAGATGGGCGAGGATAAATACCGCCAAGAGTTTGAATGTAGTTTTGACGCTGCCGTAGAAGGTTCTTACTATGGGCAAATGCTTAACGAGTTAGAAGACAAGAAGCATATGCAAGAGATTCCCAGAGAGGAAATCAGCAGAACCTTTACTGCTTGGGACTTGGGAATGGGTGACTCTACGTCTATCTGGGTGGCTCAGTTGGTTGGTACTGAAGTCCGATTGATAGACTATTACGAGAATCACGGAGTAGGACTAGACCACTACGTTAAGTGGATTAAGGACAACGATTATCTAAAGTCTGAGCATATTCTGCCCCATGACGTAAGAGTTAGAGAACTTGGAACTGGTAAGAGCCGACTAGAAATGCTTGAGGAAGCTGGACTAGAGGTCAAGATAGCCCCGAGGATGGGACTAGATGATGGCATCCAAGCGGTAAGAAGGTTGCTTCCAAGGTGCTGGTTTAACGTGCCACAGGTACAGAATGGCTTGAACTGCCTGAGAAACTACCGCAGAGACTACGATGAGAAGCGTAAGATATTCTATGAAAGACCACTACACGATTGGTCAAGTCATGGCTCTGACTCTTTCCGTTACTTAGCCCTTGGATTGGATGAAGGTCATTCAACGTGGTCTAAGCCTATTAACCAAACTCCGAAATGGATTGTGTAATGTATGTATCTATGCAGGGTGTAAATCTAGCACCTAAAGTAAAAGAACTTGAAAAACGTATCGAAATGCTTGAAAATGTGGTAAATGAGTTAAAATTGGATAAACCCCGAATGGGTCGCCCTCCAAAGGACAAGCATGGAACAGAACGAACTGAAGTCAATACTACAGGCAGAGATTGATGACGCTATTGGCTTCATTGAAAGCGAAACTGTTGAGCAGCGCAAACAGGCTTTGGAGGCTTATCTCAGGCAGCCTTATGGTAATGAAGTTGAGGGAAAGTCTCAAATCGTTACTGGAGAAGTGGCAGAAGCGATAGATGGTGCGCTACCTAGTCTAGTTCGTATCTTTACAGGCTCAGATGATATTGTAGTTTTCGAGCCTCAAGGCCCTGCCGATGAAGCATCCGCAAAACAAGCGACACAGTATTGCAATTGGGTTTTTAGCCGTGATAACGAAGGCGTGTCTATTCTCCATGATTGGTTTAAGGACGCTTTGCTTCAGAAAAATGGAATTCTGAAAGCGTACTGGCAGGATAAAGAAGACATTACCAAAGAGCGTTACTTTGATTTGTCTAACGATGAGTTAGCAATGCTGATGAGTGATGAGACTATGGAAATTGTCGAGCAAGATACGACAGAGTTCCCAATTATTGACCCAATGGGACAGCCAGTCATAGACCCTATGGGTATGCCTGTGATGGGTGCAACTACAAATGTTGTGGTTCAGCAGAAAAAGAAATCAGGCAAAGTAACGATTGAGAACGTACCCCCAGAGGAGTTCTTGATTAGCAAGAAGGCTAGAACTATTGCTGATAGCCCATTTGTAGCCCACAGACAGATGTTAACTCGCAGCACATTGATTGCTATGGGTTTCAACAAGAAGCAGGTAGAAGGCTTGCAGATGGGTGATGCACTAGCGTACACACCAGAGCGTGTGGCTCGTTACGCAGCAGGTGAGCAACCTTACCAGACCCAGACTGATGACCCATCAATGCAAGAGATTGAAGTCTTTGAGTGTTATGTCAAAACTGATATAGACGGAAAAGGCATTGCTTCATTGGTTCAAGTGTTCTACGCTTCAAACGAGATTCTTGAGGATGCCAAGGGTAAGGAGATGGTTGAGGAAGTGGACTATGTTCCTTTCCACTCAATCTGCCCTATTCCTATCCCACATAAGTTTTTTGGTAACTCGTTAGCTGACAGAACAGTAGACTTACAGTTAATTAAAACCACTATCACCCGTCAGATGTTGGATAACTTATATCTGACAAACAATGCCAGAGTGGTAGCCATTGAAGGTCAGGTAAATATTGACGACTTGCTTACATCTACTGCTGGTGGTGTTATTCGTGCTAAGTCTCAAGGGGCTGTGTCGCAACTTGTAGTTCAGAACGTGGCTCAAGCTGCTTTCCCTATGCTTCAGTATCTGGATACCATCCAATCAAAGCGTACAGGCGTGTCTGATGCTTCACAGGGGTTAGACCCATCTGTATTGCAGAACGTAACTGCTGCTGCGGTGGCTTCAATGCAACAAGCTGGCGCAGGTAAGATTGAGTTAATGGCTCGTATCTTTGCTGAGACAGGCGTTAAGTCTTTGTTCAAGGGCATCCTGCACTTGTTATGCAAGTATCAAGACAAAGCCCGTCTGGTGCGTATGCGTGGTGAATTCGTAGAGTTTGACCCTAGAACATGGGCTAACCAATACGATGTGTCTATCAACGTAGGTTTGGGTGCGGGTAACAGACAAGAGCAGATGGCTATGTTGTCGATGGTTCTTGCTAAACAAGAGCAGTTGATTGGTCAGTACGGCCCTGCCAACCCTTACGTTTCACCTGCTCAGTATCGTGGCACTTTGGGGCGAATGATTGAGATTGCAGGGTTTAAGGATAGTGCTGAGTTCTACAAGCCTATTACGCCAGAACAAGATCAGGCATTGTCAAATCCTCCCCCACAAGAGCAACAGATGCCCCCAGAAGTACAGGCATTGATGGCAAAAACTCAAGCTGAGATACAAGCAAGCCAACAAAAGGCTCAAGCT